GGATCTACATAAACACGGAAATCAACAACTTAAAGAGTAGAAATGTCCATGCACGCTAAGCCACTCTTAGCGTGCATAATATCCCCTATCACCGCTGAAACGTACCCTTTCACCCGCTGCTACGTATGGTTTAGGTACGTAACCCTCTTGATTTTGGACGGGGTTATTTACCTTTTACTTAATCCCAGCTCATCCCATTCATCCCACTATTCCCGTTTTGTCCCGTTTTGGGAATTACGGGGCATAGCAACTTGCTACACGTGAAGTAGCGAATTGCCACGCCTAATGTAGCGAATTGCCACGCAGAATCGGTCCCGCCTTATTAAGTTTCTCAGCTATTCGATTGGGTCGTACCTGTGGGGTTTTTAAACATACAGATAGGTCTAGACTAGTAGTCACGATGGAAAGGAATCTGTCAGGGTCTCAGGCCAACCGTATGGTCTAGGGCGTCAGCGATGATGTCACAGTGGAGTTAAAAGAAATCATGGACGAAGATCAGAATGCTTTAGAACAGATAAGTGATAGTGGTGAAGATGTTGAGAATGGTGGTGTCGGGCCAGGGGATGCTGAAGAGCAAGGAAGCTCAGAGGATACCCAAGGAATTGCAGACAAGGATGATCCCTACGGCGTAAAGAAGCGGTTGGGAATGCAGGCCAAAAAACACTCCAGGGAAATGCGTTCGATGCAAGAGCAGGTAATGCAAATGCGTTCGATGCTAGGAGCAGACAGTGCCCAAGCTCAACAACAAAATCACAATGCTTATCCGTCACCTGGGCAGCCTAATCCGCCTGCTATGACTGAGGAAGAAAAGATACAACGTGCCGTACGCATGGCTCTCGGAGCGAAGGATCACGAAGAGAGACAAGCTAAAGCTGCTGAAGGTCAAGCTCATGTTCAAAAGCAATATCAGCGATTGAACGATGAATTTGATAAGGCATCTGATAAGTATGAGGATTTCGATGACGTTGTAAGAGGAGAAGATACGCCTTTTACACACCATGTGCGGGATGCACTGTTGCTCGTTGATAATCCGGCCGATGTAGCTTACCGACTTGGCAAAAACAGATCTGAACTCGAAAGAATTTCTAAACTTCACCCTCTAGACCAGGCACGAGAAGTTAATAAGTTGTCGTTTTCTTTGATGGGTGGGAATAACGGGAAACCGTCATCCAACCAAAAACCGAACCCTCTAGGTTCTATCAAAGCAAATCCTGCTAATGCTTCAAGTGCTGTTACGGATAAAACTCCTGCTTCTGCTATCAGAGCCAGGATGAAGGCTGGCACATGGAAGTGACAGCAGGGTGTTATGGATAGTAAACCAAGCAGTTGGTTGACAATGTTGATCCCTAAGGTTGACATTGTCACATCCTGAAGTTGACAAAGCCAAGTGCCATTTAATGGATTAAATGGAGACTTTGAAAAATGGCTAACCAATTTATTACGACCGATTTAGTTAGTAACACAGCTTTGGCTATGTTTGCTAACAACGCACCATTTGTTATGACCGCATCTCGTATTTACCAAGATGATTTCGTATCTTCTGGTTATAAGATCGGTGACACATTACAAGTTCGCAGACAAAATCACTTCATCGTTGGTGATGGTTCTGTAGCAACCCCACAATCAATCATCGAAACTGTTGAAAGCATCGTTGTTGCGCATCAGTATCACGCGTTGATTGCTTATACCATTCAAGATTTATCCTTACGTATCGAAGATTTCTCCAGACTGTTTATTGCTCCTGCGATTCAAGAAGTAATTACACAGATGGAAAAAGATATCGCTGCAAGTGCTGAACAAGAACTTAACTTCTTCACAGGTACAGCAGGCGTTGCGATTAACAGTTTCACAACTGTTGATACCGCTGGCGCTAAATTGCTTGAGCAAGGCGTTAACATTGCGTCTGATGCTTACATGGCAATGACAGTGCGTGACGGTTCTTCCTTGAAAGGCGCTTTGTTAAATAACTTTACGCCAGTCTTCAACGAAGACATCGTTAGAAGTTCTGCGATCGGTCACTTGTCTTACTTTGACATTTTCCAATCCCAAAACATCAAACGACATGTTGCAGGTGCAGGCCCACGTCTTTACTCTGCTGATACATTGTTAGTGAATGGCGCTGTAGCTTCTGGCAACACTATCGTTATGGCTGGTGCTACCATCAACATTACAGATTACTTTGTAGTTGGTGATGTTATCTCAATCGCTGGTGTTCAATCTGTTAACCCTGTTGGTCGCGCATCTACTGGCCAAGACATGCAATGGGTTGTGACTGCTAATGCAAGTTCTAGTGGAGCCGGTGCTATCACTGTTCTTGTTAGCCCAAGCATTATCTCTGATACCGCTAATCCTAACCGTAACGTCAGCAACGCTGTACCTAACAATGCTGCTGTAACGATGGTTGGTAGTCATAACGTAAACGTGGCTTACCCATCACGCGGTTTAGATATCGTTTGTCCTCCCCTCTACAAATTGCAAGTTCCTTTCGCATCTGTAGCGGTTGACCCTGAAACTGGTTTGTCCCTAGCCGTAACACAAACTGGCGACATCCTTGGTTATCAGAACTATATGCGTATTGACTTGTTGTGTGGCTTTAAATGGCACCAACAATACGCCGTTCGCGTTCTGTCATAAGGATTTGCCCGATGCTGACATGTGTTTATCACCCAATCGATGAAATGAGAGTAGTCGAAGACGATGAAGCAGAACAATTGAAGGCATCGGGTGTCTGGTTTGATAGTCCTCTAAAGGCTAAAGAATACCGCACAAAAGTCGAAGATGAGATCAAGGAAGAAGAGTCGAAGGTTGAAAAGCCTAAGGCTAAACCAATAAAGGGGAAGACAAATGAAAAAGAATAGTATGGTTCAATCTAACAATGCTTTTGTTAAATCAGGCCAAGCTAAGATGGCAGACAGAATGGGTGACCGTCCTGGCGCACCTAAAGAAATGAAACATTTCGATGCGTACATGAGCAACGATGGTGAGGGTGCTAAAGACTCAGCTCGTAAACTCTGCAAAGGACTTGATGACGCTTATCCTTTGAAATAATACGTCGATGAAATCGACATGTCATTTTGATGCGTCGATTTTTTTATGTGTTTCGACATAAGGAAGTGTTATGGCCCAAGTCACGCGTTCAACAAATGAGTTAATCATTAACTCGCTTTACCTTCTCGGTGAACTAGGTGTTGGTGAAACTCCAGATGCCTTTATGTTGTCGTCTGGCCTTGAGCTATTAAACGAATTAATCGATAAGTTTGCAGCAGATAGTATTTATATCCCTTATCTGACAACGCTTAATTTCACCATGGTTTCAGGACAAGCTGAATATACAGTGTCTGACATGATTCCTGCTGATGTTAATGCTGATCGTATTGTTGATTTGAGCATGGCTAATTACACTGTCCCAAGTAGTGGCCAAGGTATTATCTATCCATTGCAGATTATTAACAAAGCGCAGTATTACGGTGTTACACGCTTAACACCCTTAAATACTCGTCCTGGGTTTATATTCTTAAACAAACAAGATTTCAAAAGCATCATCACGCTCTATCCTGCTCCTGATCAACCTTATCCTTGTACTCTACAAGTAAAATGTATGATCGATCAGCTATATGAGCATGAAGATTTGGGGGAACTACCACCATTTTATTATGGGTTTTTAAAATATTGTCTAGCCAAAAAATTCTTATCTTATTATCCATCTGGTAACTGGCCACAAAGTGCAGAAGATGAATATCAGGATTATTACAACATCATAAAGAACGCTAATGAAACGGATTTAACTGTCAGACCTTCTGCTATTTTAAGTAGAGCAGAGCCGTTCTACTGGCAAAATATTTTGGCGTACTAATAATGAGAAAAGACTACGATATTGTTGGTAGTTACGATAACCAGCGTTTTAGCACGATTAATGCTGAACGTACTGTCAACATGTTCGAATATTTAGACCCAAATGGTAAACGTCCAAAATCATTACTGTCTACTTCTGGATTACTAAACGCTAATTTGAACTTTGGTTCAGAAATTGGTGGCGCACGCGCTACATTCGTTTTTAGTAATGCTATCTATCAAGTGTTTGGTAGCTCTGTTTATAGAACTACTGGTTCAACTGGATTGCTTTCAACGTCATTAATCGGAAGCCTAACAACGACAGTAGGTTTCGTAGGTGTTGATGCAAACACTTACCAAGTAATTTTTGTTGATGGACAAGAAGGCTTTATATGGGATACCAACGCAAGCACGTTCGAACAAATTACCGATACTGGATTTCCTGCAAATCCAATTGATGTCTGTTATCTAGATGGATTTTTTATTGTAGCAAACGGTGAGACCAACACTTTTCAATTATCACTGATAAACCAAGGGATGGTCTGGAGTGCTGGAACACCAGGCACAACATTCACTGGAAGTTCTGCAACAGAAATTCTTACGCTTAGCGTTAGCAATGCGAACTTTGCAACAGGTGTTCCTGTTACCTTAACAACAACAGGTGCATTACCTACTCCACTCGTTGCGGCAACAACTTATTATGTGATTAGAGTAGGTGCTGCTAGCACTAACCCTGGAACAATTAAGCTTGCAACCTCTTACGCAAATGCAATTGCGGGAACTGCTATAAATTTAGGAACAAATGGAACCCCAACAAATTCTATTTTGGTAAGTGGTCAATTGCAGCTTGGAAGTATCACCTCACATCCTGGAACGATTGTCGCATGTAGAACGCTACACAGAAGATTATTCTTGTTCTCACAAAACTTCACAGAAGTGTGGGAAAACGCAGGGCTTGGAACAAACTTACCATTCAGACGTAACAATAGCTCATTAATGGAAGTTGGAACACCTGCTTTGGGAAGCGTTTGTGTTGGTTTTGATAGAATGTTTTTCCTGGCACAAGATAAGGATGGTCTTGCAGGTGTTATGGAAGTGCGTGGGACGGAATCTACACTTGTTAGTAATCGTGCGCTTGATTTTCAGCTAGCACAATATGCAGAAGATCCCGATACAGGTGTTGCTGATGCACGCGGCATTTTAATTAAAGAAAATGGAATTATCTTTTATCGACTGAACTTTACATTGGCTAATCACACGTTTGTGTTGAATGTGACTATGAGTACGCAAGATGCGCCAAAATGGCATGAAGAAGAGGTGTTAAATGGTGATCGACACCCAGCGCAAACACATGCTTACTTTGATGGTGTTAATTATTACGGTGCTTACAATGCAGCGAAATTTTATATCGTTGATGATAAAGAGCCAAGAAATGATGGTGAGCCAATCCGTAGAATGAGAATTGGAAGACAGATCACGCCAGAAGGTTACAACCGATTACGCATTGATAGATTTCAACTAGATGTCCTCCAAGGACAAAAAGATATTGATACCTTTATTGATATTGATCTTGAAGCTGAAGATGAAGAAGTTCTATTAACTGAATCAGGCACAGATATTATTTTAGATCAGCAGATCAATATTGGTGGCGGCCAACCCACTATATTCTTGGCTATCTCAAGAGATGGTGGTCAGACCTACGGCTATGAAATACATGCCCCAATGGGAAAGATTGGCGAGCGAACTTTTAGAAGTGTATGGCGTAAGTTGGGCACAACTCCAAGAGGCCAGGGATTCACACCACGACTGCAATTTTTTAATGATGTAACTTTCATTATTTTAGGCGCAGCTTGGGATTTTGATGTTTTGCCGGAGTAGACATGGCCAGAGATTTTGATAATTTTCCAACTTACGATCCTGTTTTAAAAGAACAAGGGTCTCTTTATTTAAGTGGAATTTGGTCAGATTTTATGGCGACTTTTGTTGAGTCTTTGCAAGGGTACTTATCTCAAAACGGGATGTTTGCGCCAAGGCTCACAACAGCACAAAGAGATGCTTTGCGAGACATAGTTAATGGGCAATTTATTTATAATACAAGTTTAGAGAAGTTCCAGGGTTACGAAGCTGGTTCTTGGCAGAATTTTATATAAAGACAAGGATTGAACTTATGGCTGACATGAATGGATTATATTCCCAAGCACCCGCATATGCTGGCGGCGGGATGGTGCCTGCATCTAACTTTGGAAGTGGCTTTGGTGGATTTGATCCATCAATGATGGGTGGTGGTATTGCAGGAATTCTTGGCGGTTTATTTGGAGATTCTGGCGCACCTTATGATAAAGCTATGGATCAATACAAAGAGTGGTCTGGGAAAGCAGAGCAAGCTCAGAACCCATTTTATAATGCTGGCGTGCAAGGTATGGGAAATTATCAAGACTGGTTGAAGGGCATGAAAGATCCAAGTCAGTTTATGAATAACTTACAAGGCCAATATCAACAAAGCCCTTACAACCAATTCCTACAACAGCAAGCACAGCGTGGCGGTCAAAATGCTGCGAGTGCCAGTGGCTTGATGGGAAGTACACCCATGATGGAACAGATGCAACAGAACTCAGCAAATATTGGTGCTAGCGGGATGAATGACTGGCTACAAAATGTTATTGGCGTGAATAATCAGTATGGCCAAGGCCAGCAGAACCTAATGCAAGGCGGTCAGAACGCAGCTAATCAGTTGACTAATATGTACAGCAACATGGGTCAACAGATGGGTCAAGCGGCTGGTAATAAACAGTCTGCTCAGAATAACGATTTCATGAGCATGTTAATGGGCGGCGCACAATTGGGCGCAATGTTCTTATAAGGAATTAAATATGGCCTTACCAGATATCCAACAATTTACTCAGCAGCCTGGTGGTATTGGCGGGATGTTTAATGCCTTACAAAAAGAAGCATTAGAAAACCAATACAGTGGTATTAAAAACCAATATGCGCCGATGACATTGCAAGCTGATGCGGCATCAAAAACCGCATATTCTAAATTAGTTGGTCCTCAATATATTGCAAAATTGATGGGTCATCCTGATATCGTAGCCAATAGCCCTGACTTACAAGACCCTGCTACCACGCAAAGACTTTACGCAGCTGGAATGGGGCAAGGAACTGGCAACGCACTGACACAAATGCCAGGTGGCGGAAGTCCCCAGCCTAATGCTAATCAAAATCCGTTATCCTTATCCCGTTGGTTGGTTGATAAGTTTAAAGGAATGGTTGGGGGAGACCAACAACAGGGTGGCCCACAACCTATGCCACAAGGTAGCGGGAATCCTTTCGCTATGAACTTTTCTGGCCAAGGTGTTAATCCACAATTAAATCGTGTTATGGCTGGTATCGGAAATGTTGAAAGTGGTGGTTCAAAAAATCCTTATGCCTTAATTGGAAAAGACACAGGAAATGGTGATCGTGCTATTGGCAAATACCAAGTCATGGCATCGAATATTCCATCCTGGACTAAAGAAGCATTTGGACAAAGCATGACACCAGAACAATTTACAGCATCACCTGAAGCCCAAGAAAAGCTCGCAGGTTTCATGATGAACAAGCATTTAAATGCGGGTAATAGTCCGCAAGATGTTGGGTCAATCTGGTTTACAGGTAAGCCTTTAGCGCAAGCTGGTAATGTACATGATGTGAATGGGACGACCCCAACACAGTATGTAAATAAAATGAATCAGGGTATGAGTCAATATGACCAGCCACAAACACAGCCTACTTATGCGGAAAATGCAGGTAGGTATGCTGGTATTAAAGCGGAAGGCGAAGCATTAGGAAAAGACAGAGCAGCTGATATTAAAGATTTGAATACTGGTGCCTTTAATTCTGAAACAAGTCAGGCAACGCTAGATTCCATTTCAAATATCTTATCATCACCTGAGTTTGAACAAATCCGTCAGGTTCCTTTGGCCGGGCATCGTGAGCTTGCTTATTATTCGAAAGAAGGTACGCCGGCACAACAAAATATGGTCGGTCAATATTACACTCTGACTGGGAATCTTATCAAAGATGCTTCCAGAGACTTTGCAGGTCAATTTCGTAAAGGTGAGCAACAATTATTGCAAGGTATGAAGCCAGGGCCAGACGATACGGTTGACGCTGCTCGCGGTAAATTGGAAACACTGTCTTATTTGAATAAATTGTTGGGTCAGCGCTCGAAATTAACTCCTCAATATATGAGTCAATATCACATCAATAAAGGTGAGGCGATGGATATGGCTGATAAACAAATTAATGGGCCTCAATTGCGTCAGCAAATTCACGATAAACTAAATCCAACAATTACAATTAAAAATCCTCAAACGGGTGAAGTTGTAACAGTGCCTATTGAAGAAGCTAGGAAGGGGGGATTTAAGCATGGCTGATTACTCTGGATGGGTTTTAGCGGATGATAATAATTCTCAGGCAGTAGCGCAAGCACCTGAAAGTAACTCGCCTCCTAAGGATTATTCAGGATGGGAAATGGCACCTGTTGCTCCAAATTCTATGCGGCCACAAAGCGATGAAACGCTTGGGCAAGCCGCATTGAAAGCGCCTTTTCGAGTAGGTGAAGACATTTATCGTAGTGGTGCTAATGCAATTAAGGGTCTTCCTAAGGATTGGGAAGCAGTAAAAACATATGCTCCTGAAATATATGGTGCTGTTAAACAAAACCCTATGCACGCACTAGGACAAGGTGTGGCGGGTCTTGGGGAGCTTGGACAGAACATATTTAATATGCCGCATGATATTGCAAATTATGCAACCAATAGACTTAATCTTCTTCCACAGGATATTAATCAGAAAATACAGATGGGTCGTATGCCAGACTCACAAGAAGATATTAACGCGACTTTTGGAAAACCACAAAATGCTGGAGAAGAAGCTTTGCGTTGGGGGGGGAGAAATGCAGAAAATCTTTTGGGAGCTGCTGGTCTTGCAAATGTAATTAATCCCATGAATTTGACAAAATCAGGAATTGTAAGAAATGTATTAAGAGAAGGAGATCGCCAAGTTGATCAACATTCTCGTATGTATGATAGTCTTTGGCATGATGCTGATCGTGCAGGATTAAATAATGTTCCTATTGATCATAATCTTGTTGGTGAGAATCTTAACTTTATTCAGAAATACAAGTCACCACGCGAGTACAAGACTTTAGAACAATTTAATCAAGAGCCAACGTTGCCAAATGCGCAAAAAGCTGTGAGTGATATTAGAGGAATGACTAGGGCGCTTGATGAAAAATCCAGGACTAATTCTCTTACTGGCGAAGAAAAGCATTTGTATGACGCTCTGCAAGGTACTGAGAAGCATATTGAAGGCAATATGTTTTTAAATCCTGATGGCACAGTTAACGAAGGTTTAGCTAATCGGTATAAAACTATTACCAATAGCTATCGAGAAAATGTAGTGCCTTATCGTTACAATTCGGCGATCCAAGCTTATAAGAATAAAGAAATCACCAAAAAACAATTGATTAATAGCCTAAGTACGGGTGAATTTGCAGCGAAGAAAGGCAGTAAACATCCAGCGCTTACAGTTAGAAATGCTTTAATTTACCACCCTTATTTAACTGGGGCAAGTTTAGGGGCCGCAGGGTTAGGTGCTTATCATAATGTGTTTGGTACAGGTCAGCCTGAATGAATTCAATAGGATTTGATTTGACGCAATAGTAGAATGGTTTTACTTTCACAAGGATGTGAATAATGGCAATAACCAACCTTTTAGCGCCCATACCAAAGTGGGTGATAGCGAATAACACCGGCACACTTGCGGGTGGTTGTAAGCTATATACTTATCGTTCGTTAAACAAAATTCAACACAAAATTGTCTACCAAGATGCGGGTGGCACGATACCCTATACCAACCCCATTATTTTTGATGCTAATGGTACGGAAGGCCCATTCTATTGGTCAGTTGATAGTGCAGATCTCTCAGATACCTACTATCTTGAAATGTATGATAGTGATGATAATCTACTATGGACTGTAGATAATTACTTTGCGCCTGGTTCTGGTGGAGGTGGGGGTAATGTTACAACCTATGTTCCGTTAACCAACTATATCGCCAATAATCAATTTATCGATCATATCGATGATACAGCCAATCCAGTTGGCGTAACTAATCTAGTCATTGCACCTTCTAACCATAAAGGTTTTACACCCGCATTAGTGAATCCTATTGTTGGTACATATGGTGTCGTTGGGCCTGATATTCGCTTTGTGAAAAACAACACAGCGGCAACTGATGAAATTACATTTCCATTGTTTGCATTAGCTAGTGCGCCCCTTACTGGTGATGTAACACCTGTTGATTATGTTCGTTACCAATGTACGAATAGCCCAGCTGGTGAAACTTACAAATCTTTCCAATTTCCTATCTGTCAGAAAATAAAAAATCTTTCTAACCAGGCGATGACCTTTAAGATTTGGGCTAGAGTCACGGCTACTCCTGTCACATTAACTGGATATGTAAGGCAATACTTCGGTTCAGGAACTGCTGCGAGTGCGGAAGTCAGATTGTCGATCGGCACACTTGCGCTTACAACTACATGGACGCCATTTAATTTATCATTAACGATCCCAGATGTTGCTGGTAAGTCTATCGGTACACCTGGTCTACAAACTGATGATGATGCGCTTTATTTTCAACTAGAAATGCCATTAGGTGTTCCATGTGATGTGTTATTTACAAAGCCTGCACTTTATCTAGGTACGATAGATCCTGATCTTACTTTTGAAGATTACGATCAAATTAACTCTATTACCCAAACCCCACGTACGGGTGACATCAAAACAAGTTTGCTTTCTTCAGCACCCAGAGGCTGGGTTGCAATGAATGATGGTTCTATTGGTAATGCAGGATCTGGTGCTACTAATCGCGCTCATGCTGATGCGTTTCAGTTATATAAAACGATTTGGGATGGCGTCATCAATACATGGGCGCCTGTCTCAACAGGACGTGGAGCAACTGCGCAAGCGGATTTTATCGCTGGTAAAACTCTCACATTACCACGCTCACTCGGTCGTACACTGAGTGGAGCTGGCGCAGGTTCAGGTTTAACAAGTCGCGCTCTTGGTGAATATATAGGTGCAGAGTCACGCACTCTTTCTGTTGATGACTTAGCTCCGCATACACATAACAATCCGGCCGCCGCACCATTTTTATTAAATGGTGGAGTGATAGCAAGTGGATTCATATTAGGTGGAAGCGGTAACAACTCAAATTTAACAGGTGGCGTATCAGGACAAGGCGCGCAAACACCAGTTTCTTTAATGCAACCAAGCAGCTTTATGAACGTGTTTATTAAGCTTTAACAGATTACTTACAAGGAGTGTAGAAATGGCAGTTCAATTGGTAGTTGTACCCGCATTAGACCCAAATGCTTACACAGGCCCTACTCGTGTTATGGCGGGCGTTGCTCGTACGGGAGATGTAACTCTAGGCATCATGTATGGGGCTAACGGTTCTGTAGAATTCGCACGCTGGCTATATGTCGGCGTCACTGGAAATATCTCATATAGAAAATGGGATGGCACAGATCAGACTCTAATCGGGCTGGCAGCAGGCGTTTGGCATCCAATATTTTCCATTATGGTAAATAGTGCTTTAACAACAGCTACCAGCTTGGTGTGGGGAAGTTAGCTAACTTCAAAACTAGTAATACTCATTAATTAAAAGGACTTAAACAATGACTACAACACTATCACAAACAGTATTTTCACCATGGTTAACCCCTGTGCGTTTGGTATCAACATCAAACATTTCAGGAACATATTACAATGGCCCAAATAACAATGGCGTTGGCGCAACTTTAACTGTTGCTGCATCTTCATTGACAATCGACAGCGTCTTATGTGCTGTTGGTGATCGCGTATTGCTACACACACAAACTAACACTTACGAACAAGGTGTCTATATAGTTTATAGCATTGGATCAACTGTTGTGTTGAAACGTGCTGCTGATCAACAAAGCTTAGAGCAATTAAAAGCTGGCGAAAATGTGGCTGTTGGTGCGGGTTCTGTTAATGCTGGTAACTTCTATACTTTAGTTGAGCCATTGCCATCTAGCCTCGGAATAAATGCGCTTGTATTTAATGCTGATCCATCTGCTGGTGGCGTATCATTTTCTGGCGGTGCATCAACTGCAAATGCTCTCCCTGTGTTCTCTGACGCGTCGGGAAATATTAAAGCGGCAACAACGACTGTTACATTAGGTCAAGCGCTTTCAATTACAGGTGCATTAACGGCATCGGGTGCAATTACATCTACTGCTGGAAATATCACATCGGGTTCTTCTGGTGATGCTGGTACTTTCATTGCATTCCCAGCAACCGCAGCTAACGGCACTATGATTCTTGCTGCTGGAAACGCTGGCGGCGCATTCAACACAACCATCACAAGCGGAACGATTGGCCAATCTACGGTATACACAGTGCCTGATATTGAAGCCGCTACTGGTGGTGTTGTTGTGTCAACTGCTGCTGTAAGAATGAAATCAGTTGCTGGTGCTGTTGCTGCCGGTGGTGCTGCTGCACAATCATTTACTGACGCTTTCTGTACTGCTGGAAGTAACGTAATTGGTAACTGGAATACACAAGCTAATGCTGCATCAGTACTTAAAATTGTCCCAGGTGTTGGAAGTTTTGTAGTTACAAGCACGGCAGACGCTGGTGCTGGGACATTCAATTACATCATCATGAAGTAGATAGTAATTAAAGGGTGGGAACAATTCTCACCCTTTTTTAAAAAGGGTTAAAGATGAATGGTGTTTATGGTGGATTGATTGTTATTTTAATGTACGCAGTTGCTGAACAAGCAGCGGATGAGTTTGGCCTCATCACGCAATCAGGTGTTTTCATCAATACCCAAACTTCACAAAATATTTTGGTTCAGGAGTAAAACATTTAATGGCCGGAATAAAAATCACTGATTTGCCAGCAGCGCCATCGGCACAACTAACTGATGTTTTCCCCATTGATCAGCTTCCTGGGCCAGTAACTTATAAAGAAAGTCTCCAGCAAGTTTTTACGTTGTTTCAAGGGAGCGGTGCCGCGTTAACAAAAACAGATGACACTAATATCACATTAACACTAGGTGGCACACCTTCAACAGCTCTATTGCAAGCAACTAGTATTACAGCTGGATGGGCAGGAACGTTGGGTGGAACACGTGGCGGTACGGGTGTAAATAACGGATCGTTTACTGCAACCTATGCAGGTAATCTTAACTTCGCAGGTGCTTTTACAACTGCTGGTGCGTTTGCAGTAACGCAAACTTATACTGGGATTACCAATGTTACATTCCCGACTTCTGGTACTCTAGCCACGACATCACAAATTCCAGCCGGTGCCGCGTTAACAAGAACTGACGATACAAATGTGACGTTAACGCTTGGTGGCACACCTTCAACAGCTCTATTGCAAGCAACTAGTATTACAGCTGGATGGGCAGGAACGTTGAGTGGAACACGTGGCGGTACGGGTGTAAATAACGGATCGTTTACTGCAACCTATGCAGGTAATCTTAACTTCGCAGGTGCTTTTACAACTGCTGGTGCGTTTGCAGTAACGCAAACTTATACTGGGATTACCAATGTTACATTCCCGACTTCTGGTACTCTAGCCACGACATCACAAATTCCAGCCGGTGCCGCGTTAACAAGAACTGACGATACAAATGTGACGTTAACACTAGGTGGATCACCTTCAACAGCTCTTGTTAATGCCGCATCAATAACAGCTGGTTGGGCTGGCCAACTTTCTCTAGCGCGTGGCGGTACAGCGGCTACTACAGCAGCTGGCGCTTTAACTAACTTGGGCTTTACGCAAGCTTTAGTACAGCATGTTTATACTTCGACAGGCGCAATGGCAAATGGAAGTACTGCTATGCCATGGGATGATACTATCCCACAAATTACTGAAGGCGTCGAATTTATGACTTTGGCTATCACGCCAAAAAGCGCATCCAATATTTTAGTCATTGATGTGGTTTGGCAGGGTGCATCAAACGTATCTGGGGCAGATATATTAACGGTAGGTTTATTTAGAGATGCAACAGCAAATGCTTTGGGTGTTGGTTCTTTAACTACTGAATTTGCAGGCTATACAACAACAATTGCTTTTACAACCATTGTAACAGCAGGTTCTACTAGCGCAACAACATTTAGAGTTCGAGCAGGGGTTACAAGTGGTGCTTCGGTTACTTTTAACGGTTCAGCGGGTGCTAGAAAATATGGCGGCGTAATGTCTTCTTCAAT